TTCTTAAAAATTTTGGGCCAACTATCTCCAGAGGTAAACAAAAGAGATGGTAAATATGTCGAGGGCGCAGAGCCAGGTAAAATCATAAACACTGTGACCAATGACTTGTATGACACGATTGATGTTGTGCCATGTCATTACAAAAGACAATACATTGAATGGCAAGATAGAGGCACTAGTAGTGGTGCACCTGTTGCGATTCACGAGGCAGATAGTGATATCATAAGCCAAACGACTAGAGGTAAAGACTACAAAGATAGATTACCAAATGGAAACTATCTTGATAATACCGCTAATCACTTTGTATTAGTCCTTGGTAAAAATCCACAGACAGCTTTGATTTCTATGAAATCTACTCAATTAAAAGTTAGTAGAAAATGGAACTCAATGATGATGGGGATTAAAATGCAGGGTAAGAATGGTTTGTTTACTCCGCCAACTTACAGCCACATTTATAAACTATCAACCGTTCAGATGTCTAACGACAAAGGAACATGGTTTGGTTGGGATGTAGCTAAAGTAGGACCAGTAGAAGATAAAGGGTCTTACGAGATGGCAAAATCTTTTGCCATAAGTGTAGGTAAAGGTGAAGTAGAGGCTAAACCAGAAAATCAAGAAGTAAAGAAAACTTCAATAGATTTATAATATCCTAGGTGGTGGGCGTCTAAGCGAGAGTGGAAACGCCCACTTATACTATATGCTAGAAAGATTTATAAATATATTTGAAGGATTGGATCGGGCTTACGGCACTTTTGTAAAAGGTAAATCATCAGGACTAAAGACAGAGGGACGTAGCAGCACGATTAGAAAACCTTTGACCAAGGAACTATGGCAAGCTCATTTAGATGGCAAGTATCCTTCAATAGGCGTCATGCCTTTGAAAGATGATGGAACTTGTAAGTGGGGAGCCATAGACATTGACCTACCAGAATTTGATTACGAAGATTTATTAAAAACGATTAGAAAATTAGAACTACCTTTGATTATGTTTAGATCAAAGAGTGGTTGTGCTCACGTCTATTTGTTCATGAAAGATTTTACAAATGCAATTGAAGTGCAAAAAGTTATGAAAAAATTTGCTGCTAAACTTGGAGTGGCAGATAAGTTAGATAGAATATATCCCCTACAAACAGAATTAGATCCAAAAGACACAGGCTCTTATTTAAATTTACCTTATTTTAATCATGAAGAAGGTAGCAGGTATGCATGGAATGATGAGTTTGAAGCTGCTACCGTTGAAGAGTTTTTTGAGATGTATGAAAAATACGCACAAGATAATTTAGGAAAATATTTAGTAGACGAAAAAATACCTAGAAAAAAAGAAAAAGCAAAAAGTTTAGAGGACTTATACATCCCGTGTATGAAAAATTGTTTAAAAAGAAATGATAATAAAATACCTGCAAACATAGGTAGAAATGATTATCTCATGCATTGTTTTACATGGGCAAAGAGAGCAGAGAAATACGCAAAAGAAATACCTGAGTTTTCAAACTTTGATGCAAAAGATTTGTTAAAATTTTTTAACAAAAAAAGTATGGAAAGTCCTTTATCGGAAGATGAAATAGAAAAGACAATATTTAAATCAGAAAACGTTGAGTATAAATATCTTTGCAAAAGACCAAACATACAAAAAGACTGTGACCCTACAGCATGTAGGTTTCATGTTTGTGGTATTAATAAAGAAGAAGCAGAAAAACTTGTAAGAGCAGAAGAGCTATTTGGCACCATAACAGAATACACCAGTGAACCTCCTGTGTTTTTTGATGTTGTAAAGGTTGTTAAAGATTCTGTTGAAAATTTAAAACAGGTTCGTGTAGAGTTTACAGGATCAGAAATCATTGATAAAAAATTATTCTGCAACAAACTTTCAGATGTAGGCTACTTTCCTCCTGATGCTTTATATAGAATGAAGTCAGATGACTTTAGACAATGGCAACTACAAAGACTAACTAAAAGAAATATAGAGGAAGCAGAGGAAGAGACACAGAAGAAATATCAATTTGAATCTTTAGTCTATGATTTTATAGAAAAAGCTACAGTCAGTGTGGAAAAACATAACATACAATGGGGCACTTGTTATTTTGATCAAAAACAAAAAACAATAGAGTTTAGGATAAAAGATTTAATGGACTATCTGGCATCTAAGAATGACAAAACAACCACCAGAAAGATATGTTTAGATCTTAAAAAAACAATGGATGCACACAGAAACAGAGGTGACTATCAAGACAAAGTAACAAAGAAAAGAGTGTCTTGTGTTACTTGGAAGTTTAAAGCAGACACCACTAAGTTTGCAATAACGATAGATCAAAAAGGAACAAAGCAAATAACAAATGAAGAAAATTAGAATAGCAGGACCACCAGGAACAGGTAAGACTACAAGACTTACAAGGATATTTTATGAATTGTTGGACCAATATTCTCCAGCAGACATATTGATGATGTCACATACTAAAGTGGCTGCTAAAATAATTAGAGAAAGAATATTAGAGCCTGAAATGATTTTAAATTATCAAAAAGAAACAGGTAAAGAAATATATTATAAAGTTCAAAACTCTAAAAAAACTTTAGAAAACAATATATCTACAATACACTCTTATTGTAATGCGATAGCAAAACAAGTTACGAAAGGGACTGAGTTTGATTTAGATGACTACACTGCTATGGCACAATCATATCCGTTGTTTAATAAACACACTAGAAATAAAAAATTTAAAGACATAGATGCTTTATTTAGATTACACCCGTTTTTTAAATTTAATAGTTTTGCCAGAAATAATGGCATGGATGCCATCGAGTATTACTCTACTTTATCTTTTGATGAGAAGAACGAATACAAATATTATCCTACAGAGTTGAAAGAGTTAGTAGAGGTGTATGAAAATTTTAAAACAGATATAAAAATAAATGAGAGATCTGAAACTCTACTAGATTTTGACGATATGATAGAATATTTTTACAAAATAAAAGATGCAAAACCAAAGTATGCGCATGTTAAAGTTTTAATTTTAGATGAAGCTCAAGACTCTAGTGTTATTCAAAGAAAGGCAGAGAAAGCTTTGTGTGAGAACATAGACTATTTATACAAAGCAGGAGACCCAGACCAATCTATATTTGAATTTTCAGGCGCTGACCCAGACGCTTTTCACAAAGAGTTTGCAAATCCAGAGATAGAATTAGAACAAGGATATAGATGTCCTCTTGTAGTAAATGAATATTGTAAAAAAATAATAAAAGATATTTGGGACCATTATGGTTATTCAAGAACATGGGCACCTTTAAAAGATAAAGAAACAGGGCAAGTTATAGAGGGAGAAAAGTTTATGTTAAAAGATTTAGAGTGGGATGAGAACGCACCTGAATTAAAAAAAAGAATACTAGAAACAAAAGAAAGTTTTGTATTTACATACAGAGGTAACGATCCTATCAGAACATTAAATTACCTTACAAAACTAGGTGTACCTTTTGAAGTTCCATACAACGACATAAGAAAATTACAAAGAAAGAAAATTTATCAAGATCCTTCAAGACAAATTAAAAACCAAAGACTATTCTTACAACTATTTTTAGGTGAAAGTGTTGCTTTAAAAGAGATAAAACACATTTTAAAATCAGTTCACCCTAAATACCTTGGAGAAAGTTATAGTGAAGAAAAGATGGATTCTGTCCCAAGAGGTAGTTACGACATAAATTATTTAATAGATAAAAAATTAATACACGAAGGTGTAAAAGAAATAGAAGACTTTCAATTAATTAATAACGTAGAAAATATTTTTATTAAAAAATATATTAGAAAAATAGTCAACGATAACAGGGATTTAGAAGACAAAAGAATTTTTGTAGAAAACATACACACAATAAAAGGAAAAGAATTTGACAATGTTGTTTTAGATTTATCGATGACAAGGATTGAAGATAACTTTTCTAAAAAGAGGATGAAGTATGTTGCGTGTTCTAGAGCAAAGAAAACATTGTGGTTAATTAAAAGTAAAGAAGATTATACATTAGAAGGAGAGGAGGATAAAGATGACGAATAAAGATATATTTAAAGATGCATTTCCACAGAGTCGGCAAGTGGGTGGTAAACATTACAAAGACATGTTGATACAACCTTATGAGTTTATTTCTAAAAATGATTTATCATTTTTTCAAGGCAACGTTATAAAATACGTATGCAGGTACAAGTTGAAAAATGGTATACAAGACTTAGAAAAGATTATACATTACTGTGAGTTGGAAATAAAAAAATTAAAAGATACCAAATGAAACGACCAGAGCCCTCAGAGATAGAAATAGAAAGTGGTGAAACCGTTGCGATTGACTTAGAGACCTATGATCCACAGCTAAAGACTCACGGATCAGGGGCCATCATTGGAAAAGGTAAAGTTTGTGGAATAGCTTTAGCTTTTAAAAATGAAAAAATGTACATACCCATAAGACATGTGTACAGCGGTGAGAATTTAGATCCAAAGATGACTTGGAAAAGATTAAATAAAATTTTATTTCAAAGAGATGATGTTAAAAAAGTTTTTCACAACGCAATGTACGACGTGTGTTGGATAAGAAAAGAATCAGGTCTTATGCCAAAAGGACCGATATATGACACCATGGTTGCAGCTTCTGTCATAGACGAAAACAGGACAGGTAAAAAAAGATATACTTTAGATTCTTTATCAAAAGATTATCTTGGAGAAACAAAATATAAAAACGACTTACAAGAAATATCTCGAATAGATGATCCGATGTCTAACATGCATAAACTTTCATGGAGTGAGGTAAGAGAATATGCAGAGCAAGATGTAAGTTTAACTTTAAAACTTTGGAATATTTTTAAAAAAGAAATAAAAAAACCAATAAGCACAGGCACAAAAAATATTAAAACATTAGAAAATATTTTTAATTTAGAAACAAGATTATTTCCTTGTCTAGTAGAGATGAGATTTAAAGGTGTAAGAATTGATGAAGAAAGAACAAAAACATTTGGAAAAGATCTAAAGGATGAGAGAGATAAAATATTAAATAAAATAAAAAAAGAAACTGGTGTAGGAATATTATTATGGTCTGCAGATTCTTTCGAACCTTTATTAAAACAACAAAATATAACAGATTATAAAGTTACGCCAAAAACAGGGCGACCTAGTATAACAAAACTATACCTAGAATCACATACAAATAAATATTTAAAACTTATTGCAAAAGCTAGACAGTTGGATAAACTATTCAACACTTTTGTGACCAGTATTTTAAAATATTCAAACAAAGGTAGAATACACGCAGACATTAATCAAATAAGATCAGATCAAGGTGGGACAGTTACAGGTAGATTTAGTATGTCAAATCCAAACCTACAACAAATACCTGCAAGAACAGAACAAGGTAGTAAGATAAGAGAATTATTTTTACCAGAAGAAAATTGTAAGTGGGCTTCATTCGACTATTCACAACAAGAGCCAAGACTTGTAGTGCACTATGCATTAAAATTAAAAGACCAAGACATATCTGGAGCAAGAGATATGGCAGAGAGATATAAAAAAGATCCTAATACTGACTTTCATGACATGGTTGCAGACATGGCTTCGATAACAAGAAAGCAAGCAAAAACAATAAATTTAGGACTATTTTATGGTATGGGTAAGACCAAATTAGCTAGGTCATTAGAGTTAGAAACAGATGAAGCAAAAGATTTATTTGATCAGTATCACAGAAGGGTGCCTTTTGTAAGACAATTGGCCAATAGTTTACAGAAATACGCAGAAGAAAACAAGCAAATATATACGTTAGAAGATAGGTTTTGTCGTTTTAATAAATGGGAGCCAAGAGATAAGTATTGGAATGCAGAAGAAGGTAGGTTCGTAGTGCAAAAATACAAAGATGATGAGAATGGCGTAAAACAAATAGTAGAAGAAGCTGTGCCCATACTAGATGGTATTGATGAGGCCAAAGATTATTATAAAGCAAATAGATCTTTAGAACAACATAAACAAGATCCTTTTGCTGAAAACTTTGAAAGTTTCTGTCAACCTGCTTTTACATACAAAGCTTTGAACAGATTAATACAAGGGTCTGCAGCTGATATGACAAAAAAAGCAATGGTCTTATTGTTTGAAGAAGGTATTGTTCCACATATACAAATACATGATGAACTTTGTTTTTCTATTGAAAGCGAAGAGCAAGCTAAAAAAATAAAAACAATCATGGAAAATGCTATTAAGTTAGAAGTGCCTAACAAAGTGGACTATGAATCTGGACCAAATTGGGGTACAATTAAATGAGGAGTTTTTATGGCGTATTTAAATGCAAACATACCTGTGGAATATGCACAGATCAGAAGAGAATATTTATATGATCTTAAAAAACACAAAGGAGAAGTTGAAGACTGTATCATCTTTGGCGTTACGTGTATCACTGGGCGTGCTTTACTATTTCATGCTATCATGGAAAACGGTGCAATATTTTATCGCCTACCAATTAGCGCGTTTATTCAAAGAGGATTTGAGCCATCCAGAGTGCCCGAACGCAGACTTGATGAACTTCAGCTCTGGAATTCTTTTAGTTACTATCCTGCTGTTACTAGTTGGGATATTTTAGAGTCACAAGCTGGTAAATACATAGGTAAAGATAAAAAATGGCACCACGGTCGCTATTTATTTACTGTTGACTTTGCACATCCAGAGCCTAATATACTTGACACTGATCATTCTGAGATCCCGCACGAGCATAAGTGCGCACAC